GCATTACCTCACCAGGCCAGTAGTAGGGGATTAGAATCCCGGCAAAATCGCGCTTACCTTTTTGGCCGACAACCTCACGACCCTCTTGCGTGTCCACTCGGCGGAGCATTGCCGCATCGGCGATTTCCGCTGTGATCCATGAGGTGGCGAGTGTGGCGTAGTCATTCTCATTCAGCGGTCCGCCCCACGCCGGCGGCATACAGGTATCAGTCGGTAGCGCCGCAGTCACCGCAACTCCTTATCGCGGCGCTCCACCACCAGCCTGAAAGGCAGGCTATGCCGAATCTCGATGTCGACAGTGGCATCGCCCAACCGACTTAGCTGATCGAAGAGATTTGCAAATTCCTGCTTCAGCGTGAGGTCAGCGTAAAAATGATTAGGCTGCCGCTCATGCTTGGAATCCAACTTGATTGTCTGAACGATGCGTGGTTCTAGTTCATAGCACGGTAACCCGCCGCGAATCGAAAGATGCTCGATTACACCAAAACCCAGTGATTCGATAATCTCCACGATCCGGCGTTGACTGGGATTCAGACATGACTTAGTCATTCCAGTCTCCCAGTCCAGCTGAAGTCGAAGTGGGTTGAGATTTGGCGGAGATGCTCGGCTTCTCGTTGGAGAGCTTGCCTAATCCGGTGTTGCTCATCAGCACTAAGCGAAGTACCGCCGAGTTCAAAGATATTGATCTTCGGTCGCCGTACGTCGGCAAGCCGGGCAAGCGCGCTCTGCGAAAGCTTAAGCGCTAGGCGTTGGGAACGCAGGATTGTTGGGGTAAGTAGTGGGTTGGCCACAGGCCACGCTCCTGTCAAAGAGAATTTGTCTTTTCTCTCGCCAGGACCGGGTTCCTGAGGCACTTACCGGTTTCGCGATTCCTACATTCGGCAGGGCTGGTTCCCTGAGGCACTTACCAGTTTTCCCGAATGGGAAGACTACATTCTTATTGTAGACGACGACAGTCGATTCTGCCAGAAAGAATCAAGCATTTCTCGAATATTGTGTTTTTTTGCCCGTGGCGCATACCGGGGACATTAGAACCATCACCCGAGGCCCGGCACTTCAGCCTGAGGGCGCTTCGCGCGCAATGGCGGAGAATTATAAGCGGGCGTGGCGTAGCGAGTCGAGTTCGATCGGCGGCAGTATTCAGTTTTTCATGTGCTCACGAATGAAAGCCTTGGCTTTTTCACAATCCGTTTCCTGGCCTTCGATGCTGCAAGCACCCGGCTCGGTTGGCCCATCCCACTCCGACATAGCCAACCATGACCTTTCAAAGGCGTCGGACAAATGCCAGCGCCACCGGGCGAAGTCCTTGCCGGCGCCTTCCACCCCAGCATTCTCAAGAATTGAAATGAAACAGCGCTTGTACTTCGGGCTGTAGTGGTTCTCCCAAGTCACATAGGGCGGCGAGTGCTTATCGCTGTCAGCCATAACCTTCTCTGCCTGCTTGGCGCATTCCTTGCTTCTTTCCCAGGTATCTGGCTTTGGGGCCGGCGGGGTAGCTTTCTTGTTGGTTGTCTTAGTCGTCTGACCGGACACGAGCACCGCTACGGCAAGGAGGATCCAGGCAGATCTACTGGCAGTCGTCTTCACCGAAGTAACCGACGAACGAAGGTCCGTCCTTTATGTCTTGTGACCCCGGTAAATGGCGGAAGATATATGCAACCGTTCCTTTTCCCGGCTTCGGCCCTCGCCACATCGAAGACTTCCAAAAAGCGACAGCCCGCTCCAGGGCGTCCTCTGGGCTGTGCGCTTGCCCGACCTCGTACACATGGGTTTGAGCTTTCGGTTTGTCAGAAACAATCAACTTCCCTTGGAATACGCCGCCGCTCACAGAATCCCGTACATTGTCGTTCATGATTCATGCCTTTTCGCTCGTGCCCTGTTGTTATATCGCGGAGCCATGTTGATCCCCTCGGTTCAAACTGGCCTTGCGCAGTGCTCCAGATCCCCGGCGGAGACGGTCGCGCCGCCCAGGCCCTCATGGTTACCTGGCCAGAAGATCCTGGCGTCGCCATTGTCAGACCGATACGCGACCTCGAAGGTTTCTCCCTGCGGGATAATAAGCCATCTGCCACCTGCAAGCTGTGCCTGCATCGGACAATGGGTTTTCCAAAACTCTTTCACCATCGGCATGAAAACGAGCCTCCACCTCAATCATCGGGCCGACAATAAGCCGATGTCAAGTCTTTTGTTTTCTGTTTGTTGACAAGAATTAAGGCCCGGGCTTCCTGCCGCCTGTCTCAATCTTTGGGTTTACACGCAGTCGAATCTTGATTATGTCGCCCCCTAAAAAAGGATGCGCGCCGACGCCAGCAACAGGCCAATACGCGGGCACGCCAATTCTTCGCTCTGCTGGTGACAGATCGGCCGCTGGTGATAGGCAATCGTGATCAGCGCTCACTGCATCTCGATCTCTAATCGCGTGGCACGGTGCACGGAAATCATGTGGTTTCCGAACGGTTAATCTTAGCTTGAGTCGCGTCACGTCGAGCGGAACGACAGCTTTCAGAAGTTCTCTATCACCCACACGTTGTGATTCCAGCTTCGGCCCGACAGCGCTACATTGTGCTGGACCCGCAGCGTCGGAACTCGCCGATCGCGATCGCCCCTGCTTCGTCCAGTGAACTGGCTCCCGTTGTGGAGCATTGTCGCTAGCTATCCGGGAAGGCTGAGAACTCATTGGCATGTAGCGGTGCGGCCTCGGGCGATTCGCGGAAGGCGGGGTTGCCTGTCCTCCCCAACGGAGCCATGGATGTGTGTGGACGGAGCCATGCACGTTCAGACAAAGTTCCTTAGGCTTTGCAAGCCTGTGACGCTCGGCGATCGCATCGATGATTGGCGGGTGTCCTGGCTCGGCGGCTGGGACAAATGCCGAGTCTTCTTCGTTGTGATGGTGGAGAGAGAACACGAAGAGCAGGTCGAGTTACCTAAACCAAGAGTGCAGTCTCAGAATCCATTGCCCTCAGGAGACCGCGAACGTGGCATTATCGCCGCCTGATGCCCCGTTCCCGTTCCTTGGCCTGGAACTCGCGATCCGCCATCCGCTACGGTATTCATATTGATTTTAGCGGTTTTAGCTGGACACGTCGCTTGTCCAGCTCGCGCTGGATGGCCGCTGCACTCAGCAGCGCGTGGAGTGGGCTGTTATCGGTTGCATCGGACCGATCAGCGGGTCTTGCGAGTTCATGAAACCGCAGTCAACGGCGTCGGAACCTAAGCCATCCACCCGTCTTTTCCGTAGTACGGGCGCGGCGCTGGCCGTGGTTGGGGTCGAGGCTCCACACACATCACCAGCCGGCCGCTCACGATCAGGTAGCGCGTTGCGTCCATCAAGTGATCGTTGCGTTTGACGATTTTGCCCGACCCCTTGTCATCTCGGTGATAATTGCGAAATTCGCGGAGCCAGTTCGTGCAACTCGCCATCACCTTGAGCTGGCCTGAGACAAGAAGCTGCCAGACTTCGGTGATACCTGCCTCCACCGCATTGACCGCAGGTCGAAGCTCCAGACCGAGCTCACGGTAGATGTCCATCAATGCCCGCCCGTCGATCTGGGAGCTACCCAGGCAGGCTGGATCGATAACTCCCGGAATCCACCAGCCACGGGCGCGAATCGCGTGGGCGTGGGATGCCGGCTCACCCTGTCCCTGGTAGTGTTCACTGTAGAGATAAGTCACGCCGGTGGCCGGATCGCGAGCACCCCAGATCACTGCCGTGCGGTTCCAACCCACGTCCATGCCGTATGCGCGTGGCCAGTGATTTGGAATGGCACTAACCGGCACTGTGATCTCGGATTCCGCAATGGGGTAGATCGCTCCAGCACCGAGCGTTGGTTCTCCATCCGTACGCGCCTTGATCTGATAGGGCGGCGTGTTGGCCACCAGCTTACGTTTCTCCTCCTCATCCAGGTGCGGGACGTCCTTCCAGCCAGCCTGGACCACGTACTTCGATAACCGCGCCTCTTCGTTTTCTGGCTCCAGAAAACTGGTCACGACCTCGCTCATTCCCAATAACGGCGTGAAGGTGGTCCACACCAGACCCTTGGTGGTGAGTAGGCGATACAGGATTTCGACGTAGACATCGCCGGGCGGCTCCTCGTCGCACCACACGAAGTCTTTGGCTTCGCCCTCAAAGGCGCGTCGGCCCTGTTCGTAGGTCTTGAATCCTAGTTTCGAGGTTCCGCCGGAAACGTGTCGAACCCATACAGTTTCGAGTGCTCCAGTGATGCCCCGGGCGCTCGTCGTGTGCGTAATCGCCTCTTGGGGGATCATGCCGCCTTCCATGGACTTTCCAAGCAAGACTCCCTGCACGACGTCGCGCGTAGTCTGGCTGTTGGTGCCGCACGCCCATCCGTCCGTTGGGCGGTCGAAGCGCCGGCCCTGCCACCAGTCTGGATATCGCCCCGTCAGATGGCATGTGGTCTCGAAGGCGCCCGCGACGGTCTTGCCGACGCGGTTGGCGGCCATAAACAGCCGCTCCTTGTACTTCGCACCAGCCGCGAGAAATTCGAGGTGCTTCGGATAAAAATCGCGGCGGAACGGCCCAGCCTCCGGGAACAGCGTTACAAACGCCGAACGCCGGCGCCTTTTCTCCATCTCAATCGCCTGCGGATTGATGAGCAGGTCGATCAGCGGGTTGAGCGAGTTCATGAGTCTCTCCGGTCGTGCGCCTTGGCAGAAAGTTGCTGAAGTTGTTCGAAGTCTTCATCGGAGAGTTTGGAGTAGTCTGGACGAGCGTCAATCGGGATCGGCCCTCCATTTGGCCCGCTGTGCTCGCTGCTGAGCACATCGCGGTAACCAAGTAGGTTCTTGGCGAGGAAGATGGCGGCCGCGACGTTGCCGCCGCTGGCCAGGCGAAACAGGTTCCGGCGGACTGACACCCGGCCCTTTGCTTTGGCGCGCTCCATGACTTCACGGAATCGTTCCACTCTGCGCCGACGCTCGATCGTCCGGGTGCTGACG